TCAATCTCTATTTTACGAGTATCAATTGGTACTACACCATGTCCATACTTTGTTTCATCAGATTTAGGACAAGGTCCAATCTCTTTTGCCAAATTATTTGATGCTTTGATTAGATAATAACTCCACGCTTCTGCCCATTCATCGACTAACTCTAAGTTAGGGTCAGTATAATTCGTATCATTTTTAGCCAACCAATACGCAAAATTAATAATGCCTACACCTAAAGGTCTCCTGTTATCGGTTGCTAACTCGGCCGCAATGAGTGGATAATCTTGGTAACTCAATAGAGCATCAAGTCCTCTTACTGCTAACTCACAAGGCTTTTCAAAATCTTCTGGTGATTTAATATTACCCCAATTGATTGCACTGAGTGTACAGAGAGCAATTTCGCCCTCTTCATCCATCACACTGTTCAGTGGCTTTGTTGGTAGATTAATTTCACAACATAAGTTTGACTGTTTGATTGGTGCAACGCTTGTATCAAAAGAACTATGGTCATTTGCGTGGTCTACATTCATCAAATAGATACGACCAGTATTCTTACGTTCATTCATAAATGATGAAAATAATTCAATCGCAGGTACTGTTTTCTTACGAATAGATGTTTTACGTTCTGCTTGTTCATATAGTTCACGGAACTTATCTTGGTCATTAAAGAATGCTTCGTATAGTCCTGGGACATCTTGCGGTGAGAATAATGTAATATTACCGCCTGTCATTAGACGTTCATACATCAACTTGTTAAACTGAACACCATAGTCCATATGGCGTACACGATTATCTTCTGTACCTTTATTGTTCTTTAGAACAAGTAAGTCTTCTACTTCATAATGCCAAACAGGATAATATAATGTTGCCGCACCACCACGAACACCGCCTTGTGAACATGACTTAACTGCCGCTTGAAACATTTTATAGAATGGAATAACACCAGTATGTGATGCATCGCCATTACGAATAGGTGAGTTTATTGCTCGGATACTACCCGCACCAACCCCAATTCCTGCTTTCTGAGAGACATACTTAACAATTGAACTGGATGTTGCATTAATACTGTCTAAACTATCATCTGTTTCAATTAACACACAACTACTGAACTGTCTTTGTGGAGTACGAACACCAGCCATAACGGGAGTTGGTAATGAAATATCAAAAGTACTAATTGCATCGTAGTAATCTTTTACCCATTTCAAACGTTCTTCTTTTGGATAATTACTAAACAATGTTGCCGCAATTAACATATACGCCATCTGTGGCGTTTCATATATCTTATGTGTTACACGATTTTGTACTAGATATTTGCCACGGAATTGTTCCATGCCAACATAAGATATATCAAAATCTCTGTCGTGTTTAATAAAGCCATTAATCTTATCCCATTCTTCTACAGAATAATCTTTTAGTAACGCCTCATCATAAAACCCAGATTTAGTATTTGTATTAACTAATTCAATAATATGACAAGGTTGAAAGTCGTTATATACTTCTTTTCTAATATGATAATTGATTAGGTTGCCTGCCACCCATTGATAATTTGGAGTGTCTTCTGTTATTAGTTCAGCGGCTGCCTTGATTAATGTTTCTTGTATTTCACTACTTGTCATACCGCTGTAAAATTGAATGTGAGATTTTAATTCAACTTCACTCGCTGATACATTGTTAATATTATTACATGCTTCGAAAACGACTTTATGCATTTTCTCTAAATCTAGTTGTTCTTTGTCCCCATTTCTTTTAACTATATGAATCCCAGTCATTATTTCCTCTACCCTAATATGTTGTTATCTCTGAATCTTCCATGCCTGCTACACGTAACTTAATTATGTTAGACAGTTGAAAGTGTTTAATTTCAAACCCCTTTGTTATTCCGAGATATTGATTTCTAATAAGTGCGACCTGATTAATTAATTCACCAATCGCAACAATTTCATCTTCGCCATCTGCGTATTTTTCGGCGTCTCTACTACTTAACACCTTATTATAGTTCTCTAAATACTTACGCAAATATTCACTTCTTTTTTTACGCAACTGTATGTTTAGATGCTCTAGTATGGCTTCTATCTCTTGTAATTGACCAAAACGTAATTCCACAAAAGCAGGAAGATAAGTAGCATTTTTCTCAATATTGCCATTTATCTTTACTTCTTTTCTTGCATCTGTCAACTCGTTATCAAAGAATTGAATGCAGTTTGGAATTTCACTCCAATCTTTTACTATTTTGCTATACCAGTTCATCAGTACCAATCATCATTTTCGTCTTCTTCATCATCTTCGTCTTCTTCATCTTCGAAATACCTATCTAATGAAACCAAAAGAATTGGGTTACCATCGATAAGTATCTCTATGTCTTCACTGCTCATTCCTAAATCATCGCATTGTTTTATGAACATTTCGCCGGCTTCTATTTTATCTTTGCCAGGAATGTAGTTCACTAAAGTTTCCCACAATTCGTATAGTGATTCTGATTCCAAGTTGACTCCTCTTCTTTATCTTGTTATGGTAAGCAATCTATTTATACAGATTGCTCATTTTTTATGCTTCTTCGGAAGCGACAGTATCTTCTGTTTCTACTTCTATAATGTCTTCTGCATTCCAATCATTCATAACAATATCAAGTTTTTCATCAGTCCAGTTTTTACGGAACTCAATCATTTCTTCGCCTGCTTTAGTCATGTACTTCAATCGATTTCCTTGCTTAATAAGTAAACCTTTTGCTTCGAAGAACTCAACAAGACCACTATAAGGACTCATACCAGTTTCATATGGAATCTCAACTTGTACACTTTCAAATGGTTTTGAATATCGTGTTTTCATTACTTTACAAGCCGCTCTAATACCATGTACTTGTGAAGTTTTGTTGCCGTCTGCATCTACTTTTAGTTTAAGTTTACGCATTGCAACTACAATAGAACTAGCGTAGATAAAGCCTTGACCACCTGAGATTTTATCATCTGGGTCAAACATATCTTGTGATGCGTATGTATGGTTTGTAGCAACTAGTCCTACATTGTAATCACCAAACATATTCACACTATTTCTTACTAGTGCCGCTAGGGCTTTTGGTTTACGACCCATGTCACCTTTCATGTCACCACGATTGAACTGGTCAACATCGGTTGGGGTCATCATCATTCCAAGACTGTCAATAACAAACAATACTTTAGGACGTTCTTCATCGTCTTTATCGGCATATTCTGCCTTGTAATCTTTCATAAAGTCTGAAATGATTTTTGCAACATCATCAATCATTGCTACATTTAATTTGAGCAACTTTTCTGGTGTTGTATCTACATTAAGTGCATGTAGCCAACTTTCGTCTAGTGCGTTTTCACTATCGATTAAGACTACAAAAATACCTTGGTCTTGTGCATTTTTTACTAAGTTACCAGCGGCGATAAAAGATTTACCTGCACCACTTTCACCTGCAAAGACTGTTACCTTACCTAGTGGGACACCCTTATGGAAGTCATTACTGATAAGTTTGTTTAATGTATAATTACCTGTTGATACCCAAGTGTCTGGGTCTCTAAAACCAACACTCATACCAGGAACAGATTTTGTTATATTCTTGCGAAATTTACTCGCATCAAAGGCTCTTGCCATATAAATTCTCCTTATGTGATATAAAAGAGTAGGGGAGTCGATGCTCCCCATACTCAATCATTGGTTCTTAGTCAGTTTTTCTACTACGAATCATTGCTAAGATATCTGCCGCATCTGACTTCGGTGCTTCAGCAGTTGTTTCTGCTGGTGCTGGAGTCGGAGTTGGTGCTGATGTTTCAGCAACAGGTGTTGTTTCTGCTGGTGCAACTTCTTTAACTTCTTCTACTTTTGGAGCAGTTGGAGTTGAAGTTGTAGGTGCAGAAGTTCCTGCTGGAACATCTAACCCATAAGGTTTATAGTGCTGACCCCAACGAGTTGGGTCATACAATTCACCATCAACAGATGCTTCAAACATCTCTGTGATAATTCGCATGTCATCCTCTGTTGGACGCTTTGGCATAAACTCATTTAAGTCATAAAGACCATGAGTTTCGATTGCTTGACGTTCTTCTTCATTTAGTGAACGCTCTTTGCGTGACCAAGATGAAGTTGAATAGTCTGCATACTGACCTTTAGTTGTCTTTGTTAGACGGAAATCAGTACCTTGTTCATAATCCGTTGGTAGATTATCCATATCTGGATCCATTAGAGCCGCCTTCAATAACTTGAAGATTTGTGGTCCAATGATAAATCTACGAACTGGATTTTCTGGTTGTTCACCACCGATAGGGTCAGTTACAACCAATCCTTGGAAAACGTATGAACGCTTTTTCCAATATGTACGACCTAGGTCTTCCATTGCTGGGTCTTTAAACCATGGACGTATCTCTGCGTGAATTGGGCAAGACTCGCCCCACATTTCAACGCAAGGTACTTGAACGATTACTCGTTTCTGTTCATCACCACCTTTAACACCAGGGAACGGAAGTTTGATAACTTGACGTTCTTTCCAAAAGAATGTGTTTGTTGGGTCTGAATCTGGTAGAAATCTCAATACTGCTGTATTGTCGTTTTCCATATTCCAGAAAGGGTATACTGCATCTGACCCTCTGTTTGAGGATGCATTATCTGATGCTTTGTTATCTTGTGCAAGAAGTTTTGCACGGATTTCTGCTAGTGTAGCCATTATTTTCTCCTATATTAGCCTTTATTAGTTGTTTTCTTACTATTAGTTTTATATTAGTTTTTATGTACCATACATATTTCTACTAATGATACTATTATACTTATCTTTATTCCTAAAGTCAAGCACTAAATCAATCTTTTTGAATGGTTTTTAAGCATAAAAAAAGAGAGTTTTAACACTCTCTTTGATTATAGCATAGATAGACTATGAATGTCAAGTAGAAAATTAATTTTCTTTAAGCACTCTGTCTGGGTCGAATTTTGAGAATGCTTCTTCAAGCATTTCAGATATTTGTACGTCTGCTGATTTTGGCTCTACAGTTTCTACTTTTGATTTGGACATCTTCATTAAAGCACCTGCTACTTGCATATCTTTTTTGTCCATACCTCTTGGGTTTGAACGAATTTCGTTAGCAATATCAGTTAAGAAAAAAGAAATCTCTGCCGCTAAATCGTGACCTTTCTTTTTGCCTTTCTTGTCTAACAACGTATCTACTTGAACTCTGTCAGCAAGGTCATCAAATGTCATCGCAATCTTATTAATCTTAATCTGAGCCGCTTCTTCTGGATTGCGTGGTTCAGCAAATTGATTTTTGATTTTTGAGTAGTCATAATTGTCAGAACTTGGCGCACCAAAAGTAATTGTGTTTATTTTTTCGCCAGTCTTTTTGACTTTTGCAGTCATAATTTCTATAACTCTATTAGTTTGATTATCTCTACGATTTTCCATTTCTTCTTCATTTACTTTATGTAGTAATGGAAAAATGTCTTTTAAATTTTCTTCAAATGTAGACTTTGTAAATTTCTTTACATATGCATCTACCATTTCTTCTGACATTTCTTCTTGTGCTTTAGTGCCGTTAAGAGCCATGTCTTCTACAAAACTAGCATAACCTTTTGGTCCTTGAATTCTTTGTATCTTTTCTTTGATAGCCATAACGCTACGTTTCACATTCCAAACATCAGCACGGTTGGTTTCATTTACAAGACCTTGCTTGTTTACAACATTCATAAATTCTTTTAGCCTTGATAAGTTATCAGACATCTCAATGATTGCTTCGCCTACCATATCATGTGTTTCGCCACCAGATGCAACGTGTCTTGCCATTGCTCTTGCACCATTTAAGTGAATAAATGGATATTTAAAACGTTCGCCTTCACCTGTCTCAACAAAGATTGCTGAGATATTACGAGAACGAGAGCCACGAGATTCTTCGTTTACTGGCGCTCTATGTTTTAATATTAGTTTTACATTTTCTAATGTTTGACGGCTAGTACGTGACGACCCAGACAACGGGCCCATGCCTTCATTGACTTGGTCATTCATGGTATTCTCCTTATTTTGTTTAACCTTATATGCATAATTCTTAGGTTCTATATGTTTTCCAAATGAACGAATATCAAAGTCTAGCATGTTAGTTCTTGCTAAAGATTTCAGTTGGTTCATCATATTATGTATTTGTTCGTTATCTATGTCAATATCTTCACCAATATGAAACTTTAGTTCCTTAGTGTTTCCATCGATATGAACCATCATATTTGGTTCTTTAACGTAAAAGAAACGTGCCTCGTCAGGTGTCGCAACGCTCTTGCCACTAGTAGCATCGAACATTTTCATTGCGTGTCCACTGCCCTGCATCAGTTTCATCACTTTTGTTGATATGTCATTTAAATTTATTGCCATAATTATATTTCCGAACTTGTTTTATGTATTTATCAAAATATGATAGGAAGCGGCTCGTTATATTCTGCTTCACCATCTAAACTCTCACCAAGCATCTCTTCATAGCCCTCTTCAAACCGTGAGATGAATTGTATTTGACGAACACATAAAAGGGTTGCTGAAACTAAATCGTCTGTTTCGCCCGTTTTTGCTTCATAACTTTTACCCTTTGCTATGAATGTTTTCAACTCTCTTATGAAGTTCTTACTTGTTGGCACCATCTTATCACTTTCAAGCCAAGATTTCATCTTCATACAAGCCGTAATTTTTGTTTTATAAGTTGTAGTGAAACCTTTTCTGGAAACTCGTTGTCTACCTTTCTTCTTAGGTTCATGTAAGAATGTGCCAGGAAATCTGTCTTCTTCCATTTCTTCAATAACGATAAGAGCGGCTTCACCCAATGAGTTATTCTCTACTGACCAATAAATATCAGGACTAGTATTTCCTAGTTCTCTCATCTCATCTTTAATGATAGTAAGAACCGTGTGCGTCGTCTGTACTTGCCCTCTCACATCTGTTCTGTTATTCTGCCATTCTGCAACTTGCACTAGTTCTGGCAATGCCCATACTTGAATAGCGGCATTATCTCCACCTGTTCCCATTGATGGGTCTAAAC